ATATTGGTGATTCTATGGTTGCACCTGAATTGCACATGGATAGATTGGTAGATAATAAAGGAGAGATTAAATTTGGATGGAACGAAAAAGATGAATATGGTAAGTTTGGAGATAAGGGATCATTAGCACAAATACTATTGAGATGGATGAAAACTGATCCTAACTTATTTAAAGGTCTTTATCTTAATGATTGCGTATTTGAGGAGTTTGGAGAGTTTGACAAAGGTAAAGAAGCATATTCTGCTACTAAGCAATGTTTCATGGTAGGAGAAATGATGGTAGGAACAGCTTTTGTTTATGGAACAGGTAATAGTTCTAAAGCAGGAACAGAACACATGGCTGAAATGTATCTTAACGCAGAAGCTTTTGGACTGATTCCTTTTTTTATTCCCGGAACTAGAATGTATTTTCCTTATGTAGGAGGTGCAGTAAATCCTATTACAAAAACTGAATTTAATCAAGATGGAACGCGATACGAAAAGATTCCTAATCTCCAAGAATATAAGCCTTATCAAAGGTTTGGCATGGAAGATGAAGAAGCTGCTCAACAGGCTATAGATACATATTTAGCTGAACTATTTAAAAAGCCTGATAAAACTGACTATTTACGAGAAAAACAAAACGTAGCAACAAAAATTGAGGATGTATTTATTAGAAAGGGTTCTAATAACTTTCCTCATGAAATTTTAAATGACCAAGGATTTAAAATAAAATCTTTGACTCATAATAAATATAAACATTGGAAACCTGATTGGATTCGCGATAGAATGGGTCAACCTATTTATCCATTAAAAGTAGATATGGTTCCATTATCTGATGAAGATTTATTAAATCCAGAAGTTGCTCAATCATCTGTAATGATTCTTGATGATGGTCACCCTGTAAAAGGATTTCAAAATTTATTTATAGGTGGTATTGATAGTTATGACGTTGATCAATCCTTAACTTCTAAATCATTAGGAGCAATGGTTGTTTTGCGACAAATGCACATGATTCCAAATGTAGAAAATATGCAACCTGTTGCAATAATACGTTGCAGGCCTAAAACCAAAGAGAAATTTTATGAGTTGTGTTTGATGGTAGCAGTTTATTATGAATTAATGGGTAATGTGCTTATTGATCATGCTAAACCTCTTATTATTCAATACTTCAAAGAAAATGGAGGCATGTCTTATTTGGCAAAAAGACCAACTAAATTTGAAAGTGAGTATTCTAAACAAGTGCATGAGTTTGGAGTATCTATTAATGCAACATCTCAGCCTAAAATGATAGGTTTATTACAAAACTATTTTACTCAACATTGTCATAAAATATGGTTTATATATCTTATTGAAGAATCATTAGGATATGATGAAGGAACATTAAATTCAGATGCTGACTGTGTAGATGCTTTAGGTATTGCTTTAATGCAATGTGTTAGTTTGGGATTAATGCCACAAGACAATAATCAATTAATGGTTAATGATCCTTTGGCTATTACAGAATGGATTGAAGATGCACATGGCAATATGATTCCTGTAATTAAAAATGGAAAGAACGAGGATTATCATGATCCTTTTATGAGATATGTAGAAACAGGTAGTTTTAAATAATATGAAAACAGAAAATCAATTTTCAACACAAGAATTAGAGGACTTCTATACTCATTTAAAAAACTTATTAGAAATTATTCCTGATGTAGTTAAACATAGATATTTAAGTGAAAACAACTGTATTTTATGTAAAAATTGCACAGAGTATTTAGTTTCTGTACAAAAACAAGTAAGACAGGATAAAGCCGAAAAAATGAAATTAATACAAGAAAAGGAAGAAAACTCCTGATTTGTAAATTTTTAACATTTAGTTGTCCATATTGTTAATTTAGTATTTTTGCGAAAATGCGTATAAAAAATCAGTTTCCGAGGCAGGATATTCCTGAAAATGAGAAAGATGAAAAATGGTGTATCCAACATCTTGACTTTGCTACGTATTTATTAATTCAGCGTAATTACTATTACAATAGAAAAATTACTGAATATTTTAATCAATACAATGGCTTATCAAATGCAAATACATACAAGTATTTGACTGAGGCTTATGGTAAAAAGAACAGAACGAAGTTTATTGATTATCGACTAGGAAAAGCCAAAATTGATCTTTTAAATGGCGAATTTATAGATAGACCAATTCGTTCTACAGTATATACTATTAATTCTGAGGCAGTTGCAGAAAAACAAGATCAATATCTTGTAATGATTGGTGCATCACTTGCCAAAAAAGAATTAAGCGTTTTAAAGCAAAATGGTTTGGATCCGATGGAAGGCTTACAAGTGCCAGATATTGATGATGAAGAAGGATGGAAAAAAATCAATTTTAAAAACAAGAATGAAGCTATAATGCAAATCATTGTTAATGAAACATTAGCTTCAGATGATACAAAAACAAAACTAGCCAACGATTTCTTAAATGTAGAACTTGCTTCAATGTGTTGGGGTAAAGTATTTATGAAAGATAATGGCGAGGCATCATATCAATCTATTGATCCTAGAGATGCGATATTTGTTGAATTAAACAACGATCCATTTATAAAAAGATCAATGATTCGTGGTCAAAGAAAACGTTTGACTGTTGCTGAAATTCTTAATGAATATGAACTAACTGATGAGCAAAGGCAGAAGTTACAATATTTGGCCAATAATAAGTCTGATTATCTTAATGGGGATTATGGTAGGTATAGCCCTTTTTCTATGGATAATGGAGAGTTTACGATTGATGTTTTGGAAGTTGAGTGGGATTCGGTTGAGCCTATAATGACAAAACTTATTCCAAGCAAAACAAATCCGGATGTAAGATATAAGCAGGATTTAATAGTAGAAAAATACTATGAAAATCGTGTTCGTTTTGATAAGCAATTTGAAAAAGATAAAGTAGAGGTTGTAACACAATACAGACAAGTAGTATGGGAAGCAACTCGTATAGGTATTGATATTCATATTAACTGTCGGAAAAAACCTTTCCAAATGTTTTATGAAGATGATCCATCAAGAATTATTGGTGGTTCATACACAGGAATGTTATTCAATACTGTCAATGGAACTAGGGTGCCTTTGTCAGAAACTATTTGATGAGGCATCCTTGCCAAAAGGCAAATCGGTCAGAGATATGCTTTATGAAGCTATTAATGATGGTTTGTTGCGATATAATTCTTCTGCAACAGGTAATTTGTCAAGTACAAATCCAAATGTCAATAGAATTTTACAGCAAATTGATATGGGTTTTTCTAACTCATTTTCTGTATTAATTCAATTAAGAACAGATATTGCTACTACTCTTGACAAGCTTACAGGTATTAATAATGACCGTCAAGGAATGACAAGTGCATCTTCTACGGTTACTAATGCTCAACAGAATATATCGGCTTCAAGAGCAATTACTGCTCCTATGTTTTATATGTTTGAAAGATATATTGAAAACATATTGACTAGAATGGCTGAAATGACAAAATTGCATATTGTTTATCAAGGCAGTAAAAAATGGGAGTCTATACTTGGTTCTGAGAAGTATGGATTTTTAAGAATTGATCCTGAAATTGTAAAATACAATTTTGGTGTTCATATTGCCGATAGCACAAAAGAACAGCGTTTGCGTCAAAGAATGGAAATGTTATCTCAATATGCTTTAAATAGTAAAGAGGTTCGATACGTTGATGTTATGGAAGCAGAGGCGCAAGAATCTATTTCTGATGCAATTGCTGTCATGCAAAGAGGTTGGGAAACAGTACAAAAAGTAAATGCAGAACAACAAGCAGCGGCTTCTCAGCAACAAATGCAATTACAACAACAAGCTTCTGAAGCACAATATCAGCAAGCACTTGAAGATAGAGAAGATAGACAAGCACATGAAGTTGAATTGGCTAAAATTAAAAAAGGCCTAGATGTTATACAGGATTCGTTATACGCGCAGAACGAATTAACTACACAAAATGCTGCGCAAGAACAACAAATGCTTAACCAGCAAGCTGCACAATCAGCACCAATAATGTAAAACCATGAACTATTTAAGAAAAATGTATTTTAACGCAGACTCTAGCGATAGCGGAGCGACTGCTGAAGCACCAAATTTTGATCTTTTAGAAGAAGCATTTGGAGACACTACAATTGACACTTTAACAGAAAGTAATAATGTAGATACTACAGATACAACGAATGATGTTCCTGAATTTGGGACTGATACAAATGTTGATAGTAAACCAAATGATAATACGGATAGTTCAAATGATAAAAAAGAAGATACTAAAAATGATGTAAATCAAGATGACGATCTTACTTTTAAGTTACCTGGCGAGGAAGGTTATATCGATCCTCTCCAAGAAAAAACAATAGAAGCCGATACCATTGAAGAAACCACTTGGTTAGCAATGGCTGAAGCACAAGGATTAAAGATTGAAGAAGATTCTGTAGATGCATATTTAGAAGCCGTTAAGCAGGATAAGGAAATTTCAATTCAAAAAGCTGTTGAAGAAGTACAAAAACAACAGTTTATAATGGATATTGCAAAGTTTCCTGAAACTGAAAGGCTTTATATGGAACACGTTATAAATGGTGGCACATTTGAAAGTTTCCAAAATCCAACAGGAGTAATTGATAGTTATTTGCAATTAGATAATTATGAATTGTTGGCTGCTGATTTACAAGCAAGAGGATTTACAGATAAAATGATTGATACTGAATTAGCATTAATGATGAAACAAGAAATTGTTTTAAATGAAAATACTGCTAATGAACAAGTGGTATCAATGTTAGATCATAATGCCGATAAATTAAGGCAAGGGTTAGAGCTTAAAAGGCAAGAAGTAATACAACAGGTTGTAGAAGACCGTAAGCAAATTAAAGAAAGAGAAGAACAAATAAGACAAGAAAAAGTACGACAAGAAAATGAAACCTTTAAGGAAGAATTAGGCAGGACCGAAACTTTCTTTGACATTCCAGTAACGAAGCAACAAAAAGACTTTATCAAGCAAAAATGGGAATCAGGAGAACTCAGGCAGTTATTTGCTGAAAATCCTAAAATTGCTGTTAAAGCCGCGATGCAACATTACTTCGGGGATCAGGCTTTAAAGATGCTTAAAACAA